CTTGCACATGATGTCCACCACCAGCGTTCCGCCCATGATGCGCTCCGGGTCTCCCTGCAGATCCACCGCGAAAACCAGCCGCCCGTACTGGGGGCCGTCGTTCCACAGGTCGTCCACATCGGAGGGAGCTTCCTGGTTGAAAATGGCCGGCTGACCATTGTAGACAGCCAGGAAAGGGAAGAGGGACTTCTGCTTCAGCAGATGCTCATAGAGTGCTTGTTCAATCATCGTCCGTCCCCCTTAGAAATATGGTGCGTTGTAGATCCGCAAGATCTTGTTCTTGGCCTTCTCCATGATGGGCTCCTCAAACGGTCTCGGGTCCATCTTCGGAGTGCCGTTTTCCAGGATTTCGCCCAGGTTATACTTCCCGTTATCAGTCATCACATCGCTGGAGATCCGGGAGATGTAGGATCCGAACACCACATGGGAGGTAGGCTGCCAGCTCATGCGGAAAACACCGGTGCGGACAGCAGGCGGCTCACCTGGTGCGGATGCCGTATAGTACCGGCCCCGCTTGATCTTCCCGTCCACCTTGTCCCGCTGCTTGCGGTAGGTGCCGGGGACCTTGTACCGGCGGCCGCTTCTCTGGCCACGCAGCACCAGCTGGCTGGCGTTTCGCATCTCGTTTGCTGCGAGATACGCCCGCCGCTCCATCTGATGCTTGATGCTGTCGGTGAATTGCTCCACCTCGTGCTCCAGGAGGTTGTCAATGTTCATTGCAGATCCTCCCGTTCCTCCACGGCGTAAACTGTAAAGTGGCCGATCTCTCCGGGATCCCGGGTGCCGCGGATCAGGAAGCGCCGGCGGATCTCCTTGCCATCATCGCCCGTTTTCACAAGCTCCAGCACATCGTCCGCACCGGCTGCTCCATGGGTGCCGCGCTGAATCACCGTGTGGGTGATCGGGTGGCCCTTCTGCTTCCAGATCTCCCGCTCATTCTGGCTTGCCTGGGAGATGATGCCCCAGATCACGCCATCGGGCTCCAGCTTGCCCGTCACGGGCCGGCCGGTGGCGGTTGTGCCGCCTTTCCTCCGCAGCACGGTGTAGGGTTTGAATCCCTGCCCGGGCCGCAGCAGTCCTCTGAAGGACATGGGCTGTCATCTCCTTTCGGATTAAAACTTGCGGCGGTTTGCCTGCATGTCGTTGTAGAAATACGGTGTCCGGCCATGGGGGCTGAGACTTCCGGGGAAGCCCGCCCTGGGAACGCCGGAAACGGCGTTGGCCTTTTTCTTCTCCTCGTCCAGCATCTTCTTCCATCGGTCGAAGCGCTCAGCAAGGGAATAGCTCAGGCCGTCCAGGCTGGTGTTTACCTCATAGGCCAGCTTCATGCAGATGGCCTCCAGGCAGCGGAGCTTTGCGCCCCGCCAGTTTGCGCCGAATTTCTTCAGGATCGCGTCGTACTCCTCATCGCACAGGGGGCTTGCAATGGGCCCCAGGTCGATGACGGTGTCACCCAGCTCAAACCGCATCTGATCCCGGCCGCCATCGGTGATTTTGGTGGGATCGTAGGAATAGGTGGGAGGCATTACTGCTCACCTGCGCTCTCCTGGCCGTTCAGAGCCTTGGCGCGGGTCTCCGCAGCTGCCTTCACAGACTTGCGGGTGTCGGTCATGTGGAGCAGGATCAGGGCGTCGCCGTCGGTCATCTCGTCAATCGTGGCTTTCGCCTCGTCGGCGGTGCCGATCAGCGAATTCACAAAAGACTGCAGGCCATCGGGAGTGATCTCCAGGATCAGCTCGCCCTCCTCCACAGGGACCTTCACGCTCACGGTGCCTCCGTTGGAACCGGGATGGTCGTCTTCGCTCACGATGCTCAGAACGTCCATTTTCTCCTGCTCCTTGGGATTCATGACCAGATCCGCAGGGATCTCGTCGCCGATAAAGAACTTCCTGCCTCCGAAGCTGCAGAGCTTCTTCGCAATCAGTTTCATGGGATCACCCTTTCTTAGACAACATCCTTGCAGAAGACAGCCAGATCGTCGGCGGTCTTCTTCATGTCGTAAGCCATCAGACCCTCGACGTACTCACTGTGAGTGCCGTTCTCGCCGGGATAGTGGAAGATAGGCAGCATCTGACCATCGCCCAGCATGTCCCAGGTGAAGATGTAGCCGGCAGAGGGCTCATCCACGGCGGGAGCGGAAGTGGTGTAAGCCAGCAGCAGCGCGTTGGGATCGCCGATAAAGGTCATGTCGGCATCCTTGCCCTGCTTGGCCTGGTTGAAGATGCTCATCAGGACGACCAGATCGTCAACCTCGAAGAGCTGAGCCAGCACGTTCTTGGTCACGGAAGCGGGATTGGCAGTGCTGCCGCCGTACTTCACGCGGTCCAGGATGGCGGGATGCTTACGCAGAGCGTTGAACACGTTGGCGCCGATGGCCAGCTTGTTGGGGGTGCGGCCGGTCTCTTCGTGCATCTTCAGCTTGCGGTCAGCGATGAACTGGATGGGATCGGAGTTGTCGTTGGAGAACTTGATGAACTCCTTCTCACCGGGCATGGTGCTGTCCACGCCGGTCAGCTCGTTAGCCCACACGCCGGAACGGAAGAAGCCGTCAGCAAACAGGCGATCCTGGTGGATGTTGGCCTGCTCGGCGATGGTCTTGGTGCGCTGAGCGCGGGGATCGCGGGCCAGAGTGGGACCCTGACGGCGCTGCAGATCGGTCTGGCGGATCTCGTCGATGCCCATGATCATCTGGTCAACATCGCACTTGTAGGTGTCGGTGTGCTCAGACACGACGGCGGGCATGACCTTGCCGTAGGCGGGCTTGCGCTGCCAGCTGTCGCGCAGCAGGTCTTCCTTGTCGAAGATGTAGAAGTTGTCGCTGCTCAGGTTCACGGGGCAAACGGGGAAGATTGCCTTAGCGAAGTAGTTGGCAGCATTCTGGTAGTAGCTCAGAGCCATGTTGGTCAGAGCGGTATGGGGTCTGAAAGCGCCCTTTGCGATCTGGGCGCTGATCATTGCGGGTGTCAGATTAGCCATGATTCATTTCCTCCTTGTTCTTACAGAGTGCCTTCTTCTTCGGTCATCTGCTCACCGGAAGCAGTGGGGCCAGAGACCTTCTGATACTTGGCGATCTGGATGGGCAGATACTCGTCTGCCTCTGCGCTGTCCAGAGCGAAGCCCAGGACGTAGTCGCCGCCGGCAGCGGGAACAGCCTTGCCATCGGCACCGGCGGTCACTTCCTGGCCCTTCTTCACGGAAGCGCCAGCCAGGACCACGCTCATTTCCTTGATGACGATGTCCACGTCATCGCCAACGCGGGCCTTGCCGGACTCCACGCCGGAAATGTCGTTGTAACCGGCCTCGATGATGGCGATACCCACGGGAATGTCGGTGCCGGCAGCTGCCAGGACGACGTTGCCGTTGTCGTCAAACTTCACGATGCGGTTGCGGACATCAGCGATCTCAGCACCGGCCTTCTCCACGATGGTGGCGGAGGGGTTGATCTGAACGCCGTTGTAGTTCTTTGCCATGATTGTTTTCTCCTTTCCTTATCTGCCGAAATACTCGGAGTCGTACTCTGCCATGATAGCGGGATCCTCCCAGCTCTTAGCCAGAGCGGTGGTGTAGTCCATGGTGGGATCGGACTTCATCAGCTCCTGGGCCTTGGCCTCAGCCTTGGCCACAGCGCCGCCGGCAGCAGTGGGATTGCCTGCGCTCTTGCCGATCTCGGCAAACAGGCCGCTCTTCTCCACCAGGCCCAGGCTCTCGTCCAGGACGTTGATGAATGCGTTGTAGTTGGCCTCGTTGCTCTTCTTCATGTCGTAGAGCGTCTGGGCAAGCTCAGCCTCATTCTTACCCAGGGGAGCATACTTCTTGGCGATGTCTGTGAACTCCTTCATCTCGATGGACTTCTTCAGATCTGCCAGCTGCTCCAGAGCTGCGGTCAGCTCGGGGGATGCGGACTTCTCCATGTCTTCTACCTCTGCTTTCTCGGTCTTCTTCTTGGGGAAGGGGGGCTTATCCTCTTCCATCATTTTCTCGGCGGCCTCGGGGTCAACGTCGGCCTTACCGATGGCAACCAGCGCCTCGTACTGGGCCAGCTGCTCCGCTGTGAATCTGCTCTTGTCGATGGTGATCATGCGGATCTTTCCTTTCTGTGTGTTGTTGGCCTTTGGCCGCTGAGAATGGGAATTCTCATAAAATCATTATATGACCACACAGTAATTTCTTAGGTTGCACCTTCGTCGGCGTAAATTTTGTATCACTTATTTCCGCCTTTCCGGCGAAAATTCGCTCACGCCATTACGCCTCCTCTTCCCACCGGAACCGTTTCACTGGGTTCCGGCGGGAGCCCTGTGCATAAAAAAAGGGAGGGACACGAATGTCCCTCCCAAATGGATCTCACATATTAACCTTTGGCCTCAGCCAAAAACTCCTCAATGGCTTTCTTCACTTCGTCGGAAGCGTTGTCCTTCGCCTCGGGCTTCCAGGGTTCCTCTTCGGAGAATGCCCATTCATCCCTGCGCTTTTTCAGAATATCGGGGATCATGACCATGGTTTCATTTCCTCCTGTCTGCGCCCGCCGCCTCCATCAGGGCGTCGGTCCATCGGTTGCCGTTTCCGGTGTTGTGGGCTGCGAATGCCTCAGCAAACAGCTCACCATTGTCTTTCGTCGCGTAGCCGCTGACCTTCCTGTTGAAACTGGCGGAAAGCGCCTGGGCAGAGAACTCCAGCCCCAGCATGTCGTGTTCCGCCTTCAACTTACTGTCAGAAAGCATCTTGCTGATGGCTGTGTTTCGCCACTCGTTTTCAGCCACGTTGTTGTGGATCGCGCTCATCTTGTTTCTGACGTTCAGCATCGATCCGCAGGCCTTCTCATTGCCGATGCCGGCATACACATGGCCGTATTCATGCCACAAAATGGCGTCGCCCGTGGTGCCCTTGGGATGATAGCCAAGATCCACGTCCTCGGCGTAGCTGTCGTATACCGACTGCAGGCCTTTCCCGTATGCCTTGGCACCGATCATCAGGCTGGCGCTGCCGTCCCGGCCGCTGTACACAACCTCTGCATAAACACTCCTGGTGCTGACGCCCAAGTTTGTCACGGCGCCCTTCAGCTCCGGGTAGCGCTCCTGAATCTCTGTGATGGTCTTGTTCACATGGTTGACCGTCTCCAGATCCAGCTCACCGAAAACCTGCTGCACCGTCTTCTGATCGATGTAGGAATAACTGTAGTCCACCGTGCCGGAAAAGCCAAGCTGCGTCCTTGCGTACTCTCTTGCCTCCGCCTTGGTGGAAGCAGCGGAAAAGGAGATCCCGCCGGCTCCGCCGCCGTTTGCCGTAGTGAACCGGCCGGTTTTCGGATCATGGTAGGGGTTGGCCTTCCCGATCTCCACAATGCGGTCAAACCTGGCTTTATGGACGATCTGATCGAACCGATCCATGATCAGCTCTCCTCTTTCTCCTGGATCTGATCCTCTGCGCCCTCTTCCTCATCGAAGGCGCCGGCCTCCTCCAGCATGTCCATGATCTCGTCCACATCGTTGGAATAACCGATAAACTTCTTGCTCATACGTCTTTCCTCCTTACGCATGCGTATCCCGCAGGCGGATCTCTCCGCCGGCCTTCACGTCCCAGATGGCGATCTCGCCGGCATCGTTGGCGGCCTTGATGGCTGCCTTCTTGTCGGTGAAGTTGGTGGACACGTCCAGCCAAAGGGTCCCGCTCTTCTTGTCGAACCAGGTGCCCAGGAACTTCCCGTTGTCGCCGCCATCCACCAGGATGTCCTTGTTCTTCTCCTTGAAGTCGTCCAGGGCCTTGCGGATCTCCTTGCGCTTTTTGTCCTTGCTCCAGTATTTGTTGACGGAGACCTGCTGAGCGCGGGCAGCGTCCTCCTTCGTCACCAGCATATAGCCGCCCTTGGGGCTGGTGCCGTGACGCAGGTTGGTGGTGCTGCCCTCGTTCTGCACGGTGGCGTGGGCGATGCCGCCGCTGGCCGTTGTGAACCGGCCCAGCTCATCGTGATAATGGTTGATCTTCTCCACAGCCTCATTGAACTGCTCGAAGCTCTTCTGGATCATGTCCGCCTTTGCCGCCTCGTCCAGGGTCTCATCCCCTTGGATGCTCAGGATCGACTTGGCCAGGGCGTCGGAATATGTCAGAAACGTGCCGTCGTCGATGGGGATCTCCTGCGCCGGAGCTTCCGCACCATCCGCGCTCTTGAAAAGGCAGATGTCGGCCTCCTGGTTGGCCCCCGCCCGCACGGTATCAACGCTGCTCAAAAACAGCTTTTTCAGTTTTGTTCTCATGCAATCCCTCCAGCATCAGGCCAGCAGAGCCATGGCCCGCTTGTACTTCTCCGCCCGATACCGGTCCTTCTCCGTCACGACGGGAAGCCGGCTCAGGTCACTGTTATGCTTCAGGTCGGCCAACTTCACAGCCCGGGCCAGATCGTTACTCTTGATCTTCTCCACATAGGCCATGTAGGGCTCGTCCTTGTCATGGGTCAGGAACGCCAACGCCTCCACAATGTGATCCGGGATCCCTGCGGCCAACAGATCACCAGCCGTAACGTCGGAGTCCTCCAGTACGTCGTGGAGAATGGCGGTAATG